TGAGGAAAAAGCTGCTGCCCAACGACAAAAAGTTTATGAGACTTGGGGTCAAAAGGTACAGCAAGCCAAAGCAGAATTGCCTGATTTTGACGATATGGTGGCATCAAGTGACGTAGTTGTAAGCGATTCGGTACGTGATGCAATTCTCGAGAGCGATGTAGGCCCAAAAATCCTGTATCACTTAGCCGAGAACTCAGACCTCGCCAAAAAGATTGCTGGTATGACGGAAAAAGCCGCCATGAAAGAGTTGGGGAAACTGGAGGCAAGGTTTGAAGCCAAGCCTGAAGAAGTAAAGCCTGTGGTTAAAAGTAAAGCGCCAGCGCCAATTCAACCGATTCGCACTGCGGCTGGAGTAGCGGATGTGGCTATTGACTCAAACGGTCAATTTCACGGAACTTACTCACAGTGGAAAGCAGCACGAAAACAAGGTCGAATTCGTTGACAGACCCTTTTTTGTTCATATTTAATTCAAAGGAAATGAAATGAGTAACCAACTCCTAACCATTTCCAAGATCACCAACGAAGCGTTGATGGTCTTGGAGAACGAATTGACTTTCACCTCGGAAGTCGACCGTAACTATGATGACCAATTTGCTGTCGTTGGCGGCAAAATTGGTAACACCGTGAACGTCCGCCGCCCTGGTCGTTTCATTGGTACTACTGGCCCTGCTTTGAACGTTGAAGATTTCAACGAAACAAGCGTGCCCGTTACCTTGAGCACACAATTCCACGTTGACACACAGTTCACTACACAAGACTTGGCTTTGTCCTTGGATATGTTCAGTGACCGCGTGTTGAAACCCGCTGTGGCTGCTATCGCCAACAAGATTGACCGTGACGGTTTGTCTATGGCTGCGTTGAACACCGCCAACATCGTTGGTACTGCTGGTACGCCTCCTACTGGTCTGATTACTTATCTGACTGCTGGCGCTTACCTTGACAGCGAAGGTGCTCCTCGTGATGGTCGCCGTTCTTGCACCGTTGAGCCTTTCACATCTGCCACCATTGTGGACAGCTTAAAAGGTTTGTTTGTGCCCCAAGAAGCTATCGGCGAACAGTACCGTAAAGGTCTGATGGGTCGTGACTCTGGTGGTATGAACTGGAAAATGGATCAAAACGTTGTTAGCCAAACTTTTGGCAACTACAACGGCACTGCAACCATTAACACTTCTACCGACACTGGTATCTTGACCTCTGGTTGGGCTTCTAGCTCGGTGTTGACCTTGACTAAATCGGGTACGTTCACTCCTAACGTTGGCGACACATTCACTATCGCTAACGTCTATGCAGTCAACCCCCAAAACCGTCAAGCCTACGGTAGCAACAAACTGCGTAACTTCGTGGTGAAAGCTATCTCTGGTAACAGCGTGACCGTGTCTCCTGCTGTGATCTCCGCTGGTCAATTCCAGAACGTGAGCATCACATCGGCTGGCGCTTCTGCTGTGACTCCTTTTAACCAAACTGGTGTCGTTTCTCCACAGAACATCATCATGCACCGTAATGCTTTTACATTAGCAGTTGCAGACCTCGAGTTACCCGAAGGTGTACATTTTGCTGGTCGTGCTAGTGATAAAGAAATCGGTTTGTCCATGCGTGTAGTACGTCAGTATACAATTAATAACGATAGTATTCCTACTCGTTTGGATGTGTTATACGGATGGGCACCTCTGTACCCCGAACTCGCTTGCCGTGTTGCAGCCTAATCTTCATTAAGGAGTAAATAATCATGGCTTTGACCCCCACCACCTACACCAACAACGGCCCTGCCGTTACAACCAGCCCTCACTATCTGATTGATGGTGACAGCACAGACGGAACGGCTATCGCCCCTAACGGTGGCAAAGTGTCTTTCTATGGCGTTACCGCTGTGGTTCAACCCACTTCCGCTGGTAACACCACCACTACTGCTGCTGGTTCTACTACTGCTGTGTACACCAACACCACCTTCCCAGGTGCGTCTGGCTCAACAGCTTACACAATCGGTGACATTGTTACCGCATTGAAAGCTCTTGGTTTGATTGCTGCTTAAATAGCAAAAAAACCAATCAGGAAACGCCCTTCATTGGGCGTTTTTTGTATAATCACTTTGTCTTTCTGAAAGGACGCAAAATGTCATCTACGACCGTAACTCGTGGCAATGCCCATGAGACTTTCTACATCACTCCCACTCTTAACAACGCATCCAATACTTTGGCTGCCAACACTACCACCGCTGTGACTTACACAGTGCCTGGCTTGTTGACAACTGATTTTATTGTTGTCCAAGGTGTGATTGGTACTCAAACCGCTGGCGTTATCATTGCTGAAGCCGATTGCACTGCTGCTAACACTTTGCAAATCCAGTTTGGCAACTTGACATCAAGCGCTTCTGTTGTGCCTGCTAGTGGTCAATACGTCATCCAGATTACCCGTCTGGAAGGCCCTGCGCCTGCTACTGCGGTTTAATCATGGCTGGCTCAACCGTACAACGCAATTCGGGTCAAACCGTTGCGTTATCTGTGACCAACACTGCACACTCTGCTGTTCAGATCGTTGGTAACTACACTAACGACCAAGTGAACTTTGCTTCATTCCTCAATACGGGCACTGCTCCTATTGCGGTGAAGTTTGGTACAACTTCAAGCGTTGGTGCTCCTACGTTCCCCTCAGACGGAACGAATGGAGACTACGTATTGCCTGCTGGCATGACTTCACCTTTGATCTTGGCAACCCCGCAAGCGCCCTTTTACATGACTGCGCTCAGTAATTCGGCTACTGCTGGTTTGCTGTACGTCACTCCTGTGGCAGATCAATCATAAGAGGCTTAAATGGCTGACCCCGCAAAAGTAAACGACCAGAATATCTTGCCTGTACAGGCGTTATTCAATCTTGATAACTCATTCAATACGTTTATCGGGCAGGGTCAGCCCTTTTACGCTACTGTTAACCCGCAACAATCGGGCTTGCAGATTACCAACAGCACGATTGACAGCACGACAATCGGCGCTACTACCCCGTCTACTGGGGTTTTTACCAATATTCAGACAACAACAGGGCAAATTACCACATCTCCAAGCGGTAATACAGATATTGTCAACAAAGCCTACGTTGACGCTATTGCCCAAGGCTTAAACCCTAAACAAGCTGTTAAATGCGCTACGACTGTGAACATTACGCTGTCGGGATTGCAGACCATTGACACTTATTCGGTGCAAGCTGGCGACCGAGTATTGGTAAAAAATCAAACTACCGCCTCGCAAAACGGCATTTATGTTGCGGCATCGGGCGCTTGGACTCGTGCCACAGACATGGATGTTTGGGCAGAAGTGCCTGGTGCTTACACGGTTGCTGTATTTGGGTCGGCTAACGCAAATACTGGATGGGTTTCTACATCAGCACAATCTGGCACGATTGGCACAACAGCTATCACGTTTGTTCAGTTTTCAGGCTCTGCGACTTACTTTGCTGGCACAGGGCTAACCCTTGCGTCAAACACTTTTAGCATCACAAACACAGGCGTGACCGCTTCGACCTATGGTTCAGCGTCTAGCGTCCCTGTTTTGGCGATTAATGCACAAGGTCAAGTAACAAGCGCAACACTGACCTCGATTGCGATTGCTGCTTCGCAAATCACATCAGGAACTATCGCTAGTTCATTGATTTCAGGCTCTTACACAGGCATCACAGGCGTTGGAACACTTACGGCAGGTACATGGAACGCTTCAACAATCGGAGTTCCCTACGGCGGCACAGGCGCAACATCCCTAACTGGATATGTGAAAGGGACTGGCACGAGCGCTTTGACAGCGGTGACTTCAATCCCAAATACGGACATTACTGGTTTGGGGACAATGAGCACACAGAACGCCAATTCTGTGGCTATAACTGGCGGGACGATTTCAGGGCTTTCTAGCCCTATCCCTGTGGCCTCTGGGGGCACAGGTGCGGCTACCCTATCAGGATATGTATTTGGTAACGGTACAGGCGCTTTTACGGCTTCCTCGACCATTCCTAATACAGCAATCACTGGCTTGGGAACAATGTCAACCCAAAATGCCAACTCTGTGGCGATTACAGGTGGAACAATTAACGGCGCGTCTATCGGTGCGACCACTCGTTCATCTGGCGACTTCACTACTTTGTCGGCTAATTCTGTTACCAGTACAACGCCAGTTTTGTCGTTCAATGCTTCCAACTCTATTGCTTCTTTTGGTAGCACAACCGCCAACTCATATAACCAGCTTGTTATTCAAAACAAGAGTACATCTGCTTTTGCTTCAACCAATTACGTTATCTCTAACGACATAGGTACAGATTCATCGTATTACGGTGAGTTTGGCATGAACTCATCGGTTTACTCATCTGGTACACCTTCTGACTTTTACTCCATCAACAACGGGATTTATTTTTCTGGTCACGATGGAGACATTACTTTTGGGTCTGGCAACGGATATAAAAGCTATTTTGCTTGGGGTTCAACAGGCCAATATGCTCATGTAATCAACAGTTCAGGTGCTCTTGGTTTTTCAACAAACCTTGGAACAACTCCTGCATTAAGTGGAACAACAGGTTACGGCACTTCTGGTCAAGCCTTGGTGACAGGCGGTTCAACCGCTGCGCCAGCATGGGGCGTGGTTGGCATTAATGGAGGCGGTACAAATGGAACGGCTACTCCTACTGCTGGTGCTGTTCCCTATGGCACTGGTACTGCTTACGCATTTACTGCTGCTGGCTCTACTGGACAAGTCTTAACCTCAAATGGTTCTGGCGCTCCAACATGGTCAACGCCCACAGCTTATGCAACAGTTACTGACGACACCACCACAAATGCAACTCGTTATCCACTGTTTGCATCCGCTACAAGCGGCAATTTACAAACTGAGTACACAAGCTCCACCAAGTACCAATACAACCCTTCTACTGGCGTATTGACAGCCACAGGGTTTAGCGGCTCTGGCGCTTCTTTGACTAGTCTGACTGCTGGTAACTTGACAGGCACAATTCCAAGCGCTGTCCTTGGTAACTCTACGGTCTACATTGGAACGACAGCGATTGCTCTTAACCGAGCAAGCGCCAGCCAGACCTTAACAGGAACAAGTATTGACGGTAACGCTGGAACTGCAACCACAGCGACCACAGCAACAAACGCCACAAATACCGCAACCACTGATGACACATCAACTAATGCGACTGTTTATCCTGTTTGGAAAACAAATACAACAGGTAATTTGCCTGAATACACATCATCAACCAAACTCAAATTTAATCCAAGTACAGGCGTTTTGACTTCTGTCGGTACGGTTATCAGTTCCGATAAAAGACTTAAAAGAAACATTGTTTCTATTGATAAAACGCTTGATAAAGTCATGTTGTTAAACCCTGTGACATACAACAGATTAGACAACGACAACAATGAAATCGGTTTTATTGCTCAAGAAGTTCAAAAGATCATCCCCGAGGTGGTAGATGATTCTGGTGAATATTTGGGAATTGCTTATGCAAACCTTGTCCCTGTGCTTGTTAAAGCTATTCAAGAGCAACAAAAAATGATTGAAAAAATGGCAGGAAAATTAGCGGCTTTTGGTCTTTGATTGGAGTAAATATGGAATTTAACTGGAAAATTCTGGAAGTCAAAGCCGCAGATGGCTTGATTACAGAAGCCAAATATCATGTAAAAGCTGTTGACGGTGACTATTCTGTGGACACTGAAGGTTATTGGCGATTTGGAGATCCTGTTTTGACCAAGCCTTACGCCGAAGTCACCGAGAAAGATGTGATTGCTTGGGTTAAAGAAGATGCTACCCAACACGGCGAAAATATCATAGAATCACGCCTAGCGCAACAGCTTGCCAACATGGAACAAAAAACCGTGTTGCCGCCTTGGGTTGCCCAAGTTTTCACACCAAATTTGGGTTAAATCATGGCTGTACCATTTGACATCATCAGCAGAGCATTAAAAGACATCGGCGCTTTGGAGGCGGGGGAATCTCCTACTCCAGAAGCAGCCGCAGATGCTTTTGATATGCTCAACGATATGATTGACCAATGGTCAAACGAAGATATGATGGTTTTCTACAAAACCGAGATCGTATTTCCGATTGTGCCTGGTCAAACGCAATACACCATCGGCCCTACTGGTAACATCAACGCCAGCTTTACAGGGTCTATCACTGGCAACGTCTTGACCGTCACAGGCATCAACTCTGGTGCTATTAACCTGAATCAGTATCTTAGTGGCTCAGGCATCACGGCAGGAACTCGCATTGTTGGCTTTCTGACAGGCGCAGGCAACAACGTGAATGAAGTTGGCACATACCAATTGAACGTCAGCCAGACCGTTGCATCCACCACCATTACGGGGTATTACGAGCGACCATTGGCAATTGATTCGTCTTTTGTACGTATTAACACTAATTCTAATGGTGTGCCAATTGTCAATGGCGGTCTAGATTACCCTGTTGCAATCTTGAATCTTGAAGATTACGAGATGATTGGCCTCAAGACGTTGAATGGCCCTTGGCCTAAAGCTGTTTACTACCAGCCAACAGAGATTCTTGGGAATATTTATGTGTGGCCTAACCCTTCTCAGGGTGAGATGCACATCTTTGCCAACCAAATCTTTGCTCGATACAACACTTACTTTGACAACTTAGCATTGCCACAAGGCTATACAAACGCCCTGCGCTGGTGTTTGGCTGAACGCCTGATGCCTATGTACGGCAAAGCAAGTGCTACTCAAATTCAAATGATTAATGCGTTTGCATCGCAGGCTAAAGCTACGGTAAAACGCACAAACATGAAACCACCGCAAGTCTCTCGCTACCCTGATTCGCTGCTTGTCGGCAAGTCTAAGGACGCTGGTTGGATTTTAAGTGGTGGATTCTTTAGATAAAAAGGACTAGAAATGTCAACAATCAATTCAAACGCAACAGGTATTATTGAAACAGCAGACAACACCAATACGTTGGCTTTGCAAACAGGCGGGACAACTGCTGTTTATGTTGACTCTAGTCAAAACGTAGGTATTGGTACAAGTTCGCCAGGGTATAAATTAACTCTCTCTGGAGGCGGGGCATCTTTTCCAAATAACTATGGAATTTTTCTCCCTGATTCATCAAATGCAAACGATGGAACGCATGGAGGAGGTATAAATTTTGCATCGGACAACAATTTTTATTTAGATGCTAAAAACAGTACTTCTAATTTTATTTTTCGCGGAACAAGTTACGCGGAACGTATGCGTATCGACTCCAGCGGTAACGTAGGTATTGGTACAAGTTCGCCGTCTTATAAGTTGGAAGTCCAAGGAAGCGCCAACACTTATTTGGGACAACGCATTTACAATACCAATTCTGGATCATCTGCTGTTTCTTATCTTCAAATTGGCAATGATAGCAACGGCGCAACCGCACAACTTGGATTAAATAGCAGCACAAATACAACAAACTTTGGCGGGGCTAATGGTCTTTATTTGGCAAATGGTCTTTCTGCACCTATTGCTTTTGCTACCGCTGGCTCTGAACGTATGCGTATCGACTCCAGCGGTAACTTGCTGGTGGGAATTACAAGCAACGGCCTTACTGCAAGGATAAATGCAGCAGCCAGCACAAACAATGGCACATCTTCGGCAATGTCTTGGACTAATAGTTCTAGTTCAAATTTAGGGTCAATTGCATCACATGGCGTTTGGTATACGGGAACATATACTTATTCTCCATATAACAACACAACGGGACTTGCTGCCAATATGTTTGTTGGGTCGAACGGGGATTTATACCGTTCTACATCGTCTTTAAAATATAAAAAGGATGTTACAGATTACGATAAAGGTTTAAACGTAATTATGTCTTTGCGTCCAGTTTATTACAAAGACAACCGAATTGATGAATATCGTGTTGAAGGAAACCAAACTTATGCTGGTTTGATTGCCGAAGAAGTGCAAGAAGCTGGATTAACAGAGTTTGTACAGTACGCAGCAGACGGAAGCCCTGATGCAATATCTTACGGCAACATGGTGTCCTTGTGCATCAAAGCCATCCAAGAACTCAACGCAACCATCACAGACTTGCAGGCTAAACTCAAATCCGCTGGCGTAGCTGGCTTCTAAGGAAAAATCATGTCAAACACATACACATGGGTAATTGACGCACTTGATTGCGCTCCTAGCGCAGAAGGTCAGACCAACGTGGTCAACACGATTCATTGGCGCGTTAATGGCACAGACGGTACGCATAACGCTACTGTGTACGGCACACAAGGCGTTGCATATACCGCTGGCTCACCTTTCACGGCTTTCAATAGCCTGACAGAAGCAGAAGTCATTGGTTGGTTGCAATCCGCAATGGGTGCAGAAAAAGTTGCTGAATTGGAAGCTAATTTGGATGCTCAGATTGCTGCTTTGATCTCTCCTGCTAAAGTGACACCCGCTTTACCTTGGTAATATAAAACATGGCTGATTTTGGTTTTGTTGGCGCAAGTTACGAAGCTCCTTCCATCTATCAAGATGCACAGGAGTGTATTAACTTTCGCCCTGAAGTTGATTCTACAAAGCCTGATGGCGCTCGTGGCGTGGTTGCTTTATACCCAACGCCAGGGCTGACAATTCAAGCCACTTTGCCAAATCAACAGGAAGTGCGCGGCTTGCGTACTTTGTCTGGTGGGAATATTCTTGTTGCTGTGTGTGGCTCATACGTTTACGCATTAAATACTGCGTTAACTCCCGTCATCATCGGTCAACTGAACTCAACATCTGGTCGGGTATCAATTTCTGACAACGGTATTAACGTCTACATTGTGGATGGAACTTACCGTTATACGTGGGTTATTGGTACGCAAACGGCTGCGATTTTCACAGGGTCAACATCAGGTACTACCTTGACGGTTTCTTCTGTTAAATCGGGAACTATTGCTGTTGGACAACAATTCTTTGCTATTGGTGGCGCTCAAGAGACCGTGATTACTGCGCTCGGCACAGGTAGTGGTGGTGTTGGTACATATACGATCAACATTAGCCAAAACCTTGCTTCTGCTCAGTTCTACACATCTTCAAGCGGCGCTATTGTAACTGGCGCAATTTCTGGTACTACATTGACAGTCAGTGCAGTGTCTAGCGGAACTCTTTATGTTGGGCAAACCATTCAAGGTACTGGCGTAGCCGCCAACACTATGATTACCGCCCTTGGAACTGGCACAGGCGGCACAGGTACATACACGGTCAGCACTTCGCAAACCGTTGCATCTGAGACTTTGTATGCCCTAAATTGGACAGTTATTCCATCGTCTGACGGTGCGTTTACTGGCGGTAATACTGTCGACATTGTTGACAATTACTTTGTCTACAACCGACCAAACAGCCAGCAATGGGGTGCTTCTAACCTCTTATCGCCTGTTAGCCCTGCTCTTAGCTACTCAGCCAAAGACGGTGCGCCTGACAACCTTGTCTCCCTTATTGTTGACCATCGAGAAGTTTATTTGTTGGGTGAGGCTTCTTCTGAGGCGTGGGTGGATGTAGGCGCTGTGCCTTTCCCATTCCAACGAATTCCAGGCACTTCTACGCAACACGGTATTGCGGCTAAATTCTCTATGTCTCGCGTGGGCAATTCGTTTGCCTATGTCTCGAAAAACAGTCGCGGTCAAGCCCAAGTCATGCAAATGAACGGCTATCAGCCACAACGTATCTCAACTCATGCAGTTGAGAATACATTGGTCAACCAAAATATTTCAGACGCTATTTCGTGGACATATCAATTAGAAGGCCATGAAGTTTTTGTGGTGACATTTCCAAGTATCGGCACAAACGGTTTGACTTGGGCTTATGACGTTACAACAGGTATGTGGCATAAGTGGTTGTACACAAACAACTTAGGCCAATACGAGCGTCACCGTGGTAATTGCGCTGCGTTGTTTCAAGGTATGGTTCTCTGCGGGGACTATTCCAACGGCAACATCTACGAAATTGACTCCACTAATTACACTGATAACGGTCAAAACGTGCGTAGATTACGCAGAGCGCCTCATTTGGTGACTGATTTGCAACGTCAATTCTTTGATGAGTTACAAATTCAATTCCAGCCTGGCGTGGGAACAACTGGTCTAAGTGCTGGTTCATTTCCAAACAATGTGCAAATTATTCCTGCTGGACAAACTTTTACAGTGTTGGCTGGACAATCTTTTTATTTGCAAGCAACGGTTGTTTCTCCGACTACTGACAACCCCCAAGCCATGTTGCGCTGGTCAAATGACGGTGGCTCTACATGGTCGCGTGAATATTGGGTTTCTATCGGTCAAGAAGGCAAATACAAAAATCGTGCCATTTGGCGCAGATTGGGTACAGCCCGAGATCGAGTGTATGAGGTCGTTGTCTCAGACCCTGTAAAAGCGGTCATTGTTTCTGCCAACCTTAAAGCCTCTGAAGGAGAAAGCTAATGGCTGGTGGAATTTACGGCTCAACGCAAACAAACCCATACCCGCAGTCGGAGTTTTTGGATAGCTCAACCAAACGCCCGACTCGTGCTTGGCAACAGTTCTTTCTTAACCTGCTGAACTTCTCATCGGCAACCACAGCAACGACAGGCTCTGGTAGCCTTCCTGCTGCGCCCGTAGGTTTTATAAACATTACGGTAAATGGTAAGCCTTTCAAAGTTCCGTACTACAATCAATAACATGACAATTGCACAAGAATTTGCTGAAAAATTGGGCACTTTTGAAGTTGACCCATGTGTTATGCATCATTTTTCTGATGGGCTATACGCCAAGGAAATGACCATTCCAGCAAATTATCAGGCTTGTCAACACGCTCACAATTACTCGCATTTGTCTATTTTGGCAAAAGGTCGGGTTCTTGTTGAAACTGATGATTGGAAAAAAGAATTTAAAGCGCCTGCTTGTATTGAAATTAAAGCGGGTGTTTTTCACAAAATCACAAGTCTTGAGGATTGTGTTTGGTTTTGTGTTCACGCAACTGATGAAACCGACCCAGAAAAGGTCGATGAAATTTTGATTCAAAGGGGTTAATATGCCTTTAGGTTCTCTTACTGGCGCGGCAATTATGGGAGGCGGTAGCCTTTTGGGTGGATTGCTTGGTGCAGGCGCTTCTCAAAATGCAGCCAATACCCAAGCTAATGCCGCTTTGCAAGCTGCTCAAATTCAGCAAAATATGTTCAACACGCAGAACGCGCAACTTGCGCCGAATCGTGCGGCTGGATATAACGCCCTGAATCAACTTGGTGCATTAGGTTCTGGCACATCACAAACCTATGATGCCAACGGTAATCCAACTGGTTCGCAAACTGGTTCAGGTTATTTGACGCACCAATTTAATGCTCAAGACCTTCAGGCTGGTTTAGCGCCTAACTATGACTTCATGCTTAACCAAGGCCAAATGGCTAACCAACGTGCTGCAAACGTGGGCGGTGGTGCTATTGGTGGTAATGCCTTGCAAGGTTTGAATCAATTTACGCAAGATTACGCTGGTAATGCTTATCAAAACGCTTTTAACAACTACCAGACACAGCGCACAGGCATTTACAACACTTTGGCTGGTATTGCTGGCTTGGGTCAAAACGCTCAAAATACAACTGCTAACTTGGCCTCCAACACTGCTGGCGCATTAGGCCAAACAGCTATTGGTGGCGCGGCTGCTCAAGCGGCTGGAACTATTGGGGCAGCAAACGCTTTGTCTGGCGGTTTGCAGGGCGCTGGAAACGCTTACTTTTTAAACAATTTGTTGAATAAAAATCAAGGAGGCTATACGCCTTCTTCAATGCCAGTTACACCTGTTTCGCAATTGGATTACAGTTTGCAACCAACGCAACCGTTAAACAATTTTGGCGCTAATTTAATTTCGGAGTAAACATGGCTGACTTAACCACAACTCCTGTTGCTACGCAGATTCAGCCGCCCAAGAATATGACTCTTGCGGACATGGTGAACTTGGCTGGTGGCATCCAAGCATACCAACAATCGCAACAACTTAATCCGTTGCAGCTTCAAAAAGCACAGTTGGAATTGCAACAAGCGCAACAAACATCGCCTTTGGCTGTGCGTGAGGCTGCGGCTAGAACATCTACGGCTGAAACTGGGTCTAAAAAAGCAAGTTCAGAATTGAACGCTTACTATCAAGATCAAACACGCAAAACTTACGGTGGTTTGTTAACCGACCCTGATTTCAATCCGCAAAATCCCAACCCTGAAGCTATCAAAGAAAAATTAAACGAAGCTAAGGATTATTTGGTTAACGTCATTGGTGTGCCTGAGCATGAAAGTAAGATGCACGACAAATTGTTGGAGCATATTGATAAACATGGTGCTGCTGGCGCTCAACGAGTAATCCAAACAATTGCTAATGGCGTACAACAAGCAGGTACTAATACAGAGCAATTTGGTCAAGTTAACAAAGCGCCCACTTACATTAACCAAGGCCAGTATGCTGTGCCTGTGTACACATCGCCTTATCAAAGTGGTGGCCCAGGTCAAGCGCCAGCGGTGCAAATGCAATTGCCGCCAACAACTGAAATCGTTAATGCTGAAACTGGCGAAAAAGAATTGATTGGAAACACTCCTATCATTAACAGAAAATTAACAACAGCGCTCGGGCCTGCTCAAGCAGCTACTCAAGAAGCCGCTGGCAATGTTGTTAAGTCTGACATTTTGCAAACAATGTCGGATGCTTCTGCGGCTCAAAACCGCATTGCAACATTCCAAAAAATCAAACAACTTACACCTGAATCGTTTACTGGTGTTGGTGGCGAACGCAAAAAATTCTTGTCTGGCTTGGCTCAGTCTGTTGGTATCCCTGTTGCTGAACTTGAAACATCATCCACAGACGAATTGGCTAAAAATTCCAAGTTGTTGGCATTGGCTGGCGGCAATACCGATGCTGCTCGTTCAATTGCTGAAATGGCAACACCTAACGCCAAGATGACCAAGGAAGCGATGTTGCGCGTTTCAGATCAATTGATTGGCATGGAAAAAATGAAGTTGGCAAAAGCCGCTTACCTTTCTTCTTCAATCAACAACCCTGCCGAATACAAACGCAAATTGGATACGTTTAACAATTTTTCAGACTTCCGTCTTTTCCAAGAAATGACGCCTGAAGAAGTCGCTAAATTGAAAGCATCCATGTCGCCTGCTCAACAACAAGAGATGAGCAACAAAATCAAGCAAGCAAGAGCATTAGGGATTATTCAATAATGGGAACTCTAGCCGAATTGTGGGACGCGCCCACTACTGAAAAAAAGACAACGCAGGATGTTGCTCCTAAGCGCAATGCGTTTTCTACGTATGTGCCTGGTACACAAATCGGCTCAGAAGCCACTTCTAACTTAGCTGATTTGTGGGAACAAACACCTGCCACAGAACAGCCAAAAGAAGAACAACAATACGGCATTGTTGCTGATGCCATTAAAAAAGCATTTGAAGCTCGTCACAAATTTAATCAAACCGTTGCTGGTGTAGGCGAAGCTGGATTGACCGCATTAACTGGCTCTGTTGCTGCTCCATTGGCTGCGGCTACTGGTTTGGTTTATGGCGCTCGTGGCGGAAATCCAGAAGAACAAGCTCGTAACTTAATGCAGCAAATGACCTATCAGCCAAGAACGGCTAAAGGTCAAGAGTATGTGCAATCATTGCAAAATGCGTTTGAAGCATCTAAATTGCCGCCTGTTTTCCCTGAATCCCAATCATTGGTTGGAGCGCTGCCGAATCGTGCCGCTGTTAAAGCCGCTATTCCTGAATTTACCATTGAACGTCAGAATGTAAAACCTGTTGTTAATGCAATTGAAAATGTAAAACCTGCCACAGCGGGTAGTGTTGGCTCTGCCAAAGTTGAGTTCAATCCTTACGCTGGTCAAATTACTGGTGAAGAAAGTGCTCGCGGTCAATTTCCACAGGTAAAACTTTCAAAAACTACGGAAGATGTAAAGCCACAAGAACAAATAACACGCGCAACTATTGCAAAAGAAATTTTGCAAGAAGGTGGTGTTGATTCAAGTCAAGTAAGACCTGGTGTTGTTACTGGTAATGAAAACACATTACGTAATGAACATACAGAAGCAAAATCAGCAAATCCAACGCCAAAAAGCGAATTGTTAAAAAGCCAAATTGCTAATGAGCAAATTGCTTTGTCCAACTATGCCCAGAAGCGTATTGAGAATACAGGCGCAAGTTCAACACTTGTAACGCCTTATGAACGTGGTGAGCGCATCAACAGTACTTTTACTGGCGATGAAGGAATTTCTGGTTTTATTAAAGGCGAAAAACAAAAGTTATATGATGAAGTCGCAACCAAAGTTGGCGGCAATCCAATTCAATCGTCTAATGTTGACGAATTATTTGGCAACAAACAATTTAAGGCTGGCCTTGGTCTGAAAGGCAACGAAGGCGTTGCAAAATCTGCTGAAGAACTTATTAATCTTGCTAAAACTGTTGGCTTTCAAGATGAAATGGGTCATGTTCACGCACCAAATACTATTGGTGCATGGATTGCTGTTCAGAAAGCATTGAACAGCGAATGGTCGCCTTCAAACGCAAAAATTATCCGAACTATTAATCAATCAATTGAGCGTGATATTGGGCAAGCTGGCGGTTTGGAAATGCTTAAAAAAGCAGACAGTTTGCATGAAGCGGAAAAAGTTTTGTTTGGTTCTAAAGGCATTAAACAAATATTTGGTGACATTGATCCTAATGGAGTTCAAACTGCCACAGCATTTGAGGCAATACCTCAAAAGTTAAATAGTATGCCTGTTGACCAATGGAAACACATTTACGAAACTGCTGAAAAAATTTCTAAGGGCGCACTTGAAGGGCCTATTGATAAAACTACAGGTTTGCCTAAATGGACAATCCCAATTCCTGATGAATTGCGCGTATCTGCACAATCTGCTGTTAATGAAATGCGCGGAAACATTGCTCGTGAAATTTATCAAGCTGGCGCTGCTAAAGCTGGTGAATGGAATCAAAACGCAGTCAATAAGATTTTGAACGCTCGCGCTGACAAAATTAAATTAGCTTTTTCACCTGAAGAACAAAAAGCGTTTCATACACTGAACGTAGGTGGTTATTTAATGCCAGGTGTTCATGGTTATGAAGGCGCTGGTTTGCAAGGTCAGCGTGTTCAAGGAATTATTGAGCATAATTTGCCTAAAGCTGGTGCAGCAACTGGAGCAACTATTGGTGGCGCAATTGGTGGGCCAACAGGTGCGGCTGTTGGTGGGTATTTGGGTGGTAAGGCGGGAACAACAGGTCAACAAATGTTGGCTGCTCGTCATATGACCAAAGAAGCGCAAAAATTAAAAGAACAAATGCAAAATACATCAAAACTTTCAGACATTGGTAAGGAACAAAAATGAGCGTTAATCTTGCACCCATCGGTAACGGTTTCCAATTCTTCACTAGCACAGGCTTGCCTTTAGCTGGTGGTCAAATCTACACCTATCAAGCAGGTTCAAGCACACCGCTTGCTACTTACTCTGATAACGGTGGTGTGTATTCCAACACCAATCCTATCGTCTTGGGTTCGGATGGTCGCCCACAGACTGAGATTTGGTTGACCTACGGTTACAACTACAAGTTTGTGTTGCAAGATGCTATTGGCAACACCATTCAAACTTACGACAATTTGTACGGAATTATTGGCGTTCAATCATCTACTGGAGCAACAATTCCTAGTGGCTTGATTTCTTTGTGGTCTGGTTCAATTGGGTCTATTCCCTCGGGATGGTTAATTTGTGATGGTACTAATGGAACGCCAAACTTAAAAGATTCATTTATTGTTGGCGCTGGTAACTTGTACTCTGTTGGTGGAACTGGTGGTTCTAAAGACGCTATTGTTGTTTCACATACACACACGGCAAGTTCTGTTGTTACAGACCCTGGACACTTTCATAGTGGTGGCGTTACAGGTTCAGTAATTAATGTTAACGCTGGAGGTGGATACAGCGTCATTAACCAAAATTCAACAACAAACTCAACAGGAACTGCCACTACTGGTATTTCTGTTGCGACTACCAACGCATCAACTGGTGTAAGTGGCACAAACGCAAACCTGCCTCCTTATTATGCTCTTGCATACATCATGAAATCATAAGGTGTTGACATGGAAGAGAAGACCATTACCCACAAAGAAATCTATGACCGTCTTGTTTTGGTGGAAACAAAGATTGATTCGATTGATACAAACACCAAAGGTTTGGTCGATGCTTTCCAATCGTTGCAAGGCGCTTTTAAGGTCTTAAGCTGGATTGCTTCTGCTGCCAAGCCTATTCTTTGGATAGCTGGCGCGTTTGGTGCGGCAACTTTGTTCTGGTCGCAACTTGGCAAAAAGTGAGTAGCCCATTGACCCGATCACCCTTCTTCTTGGCGCAGTCACTTTGGTCAAACAGATCAAAGCGGGTTGCGATCAACTCCATGAAGGACGCATGGCGATTGAGGAGTTCAAGAAGGGGACTGAACGCGCCATTGGTGACGTTAAAGCCATTGCAAAAGAAGTTTCAGGAATTTGGGTTTGGCTCAAAGGTTTATTTGGCGCTAAAAAAGCTGTTGTCGCCGTTGCAGAGCCTATTAAAAAAGTTAAACGTCACCAAGACCCTGAAGAACTCCAAGCACAGCTTATCGTGGATGTTGGTCAAAAAATGGGAGACTTCTTTGATTTGCATCAGAAGCTCACAAATTATTACAAAGACCTTGAGGAAACATCGAACACGGTCTACGACCCAAACGCAAACCTTGCCAAGAACGCAATGGATAGGGCGCTCGTAGAACTTCAACTAGAGAACTTGAGCATAGAAATACGAGAGGCAATGGTGTATGCGCCCCCTGAGTTAAAGGACATATACACGAGGTTTCTCAAGATGCACAGTCGGATTGTTGAAGAACAGGAATTCGCAAGGCGTGAGCAAATCAGGAAAAGGAATGAGGCAAGATGGCTACGCGAGGAAATCAGCAAGCGCCGACAAATGCGGGTCGCCTTGGCGGTAACGCTCGGGCTTCTGGCGGCGTGGGTGTGGGGCTTGATGATTACTCTGCGGCTGACGACTCAGGATTTCATGCAATACTAATCTTGTTGGTGTTGTTGTTTGCTTTGTTAGTGCCTGCGGCTGGATATGTTTGGTATCGGGCGTATGTGGCTGAAATGGCAATGGAGCATACTTTGCGAAAACTGCAACAGGCTCAGAAAGAAATGCAAGAGCAAAAGGAAAAATAATGAGGCTTTGTATACTTATTTTTTTCAGTTGGATACTTATTGGCTGTGAAGATCGTTATCGATATATCTGCCAAGACCCCAACCATTTTGGTGATGCACAATGTCAAAAACCAATTTGTGAGTTCACACAAACCTGTCCTGAGTATCTTGTAGCCCCTATCTTGGAGAAGAAAATTGAAGGAAATCCTGTTACAACTCCTAGCGCCCAACAATGCCAGGCTAACTGCCGATGAGATAGACGTTCGCGTCAGAGCGTTTGTCGTCATTATGGTGACGTTGATATTTGCGTTTATTACGTTTGCTTTGTTGTATTCGGTGACGTTTGTGACTCAGCCGATTAAGCAAATGGCCCCGATTGACCAAGCCTACACAAAGATGTTGAACGACATTGTTTTATTGATTGTGGGCGGCATTGGTGGCATCTTGACCAAAGGAGTGAGCAATGAGGCCAAAGACATGATGAACGTTGCCAAATCAAATACAGCGGCCTATGTTGCGCCTCCTGTGCAGTCTATTCAAGTAGCCGAATGGTCTGCGCCTTCAGCGCCTTCAACACCTGCCAATCATCTTGAGCCAGACCATGAGCGTGAAGCTATGGCTGCGGCTCGTCAATCGGTTAAGGAATGACGATGAACCCTTGGGTCATATTAAGCGTTTTAATGGCCTTGGCAGGTGTTTATGGTTATGGACACCACCAAGGCTACAAAGAGAAAGAGACAGAAGATGCTATCGTCATTGGTAAAAAAAATCAAGAAATGTCTGACGCAAAGGAGCAAGCAGATGCCCAACTCGCACAAGCAAAAAAATCTTTGGCAGCTAAAAACTCTCAGCTTGTTAATGCTATCCATACTGGTGAGCAGCGGTTGTTCGTCAACGTCACCCCCCAAGCTGGATGTACCGCCTTTAGCGATACAGAAACGAGAGCCGAACTTGACAGATCGGTTAGTGAAGCTCTTGTCACCATCACAGGAGACGGCGACCAAGCCATTGTCGAACTCAACGCCTGCATCGACCAATACTCAAAAATGAGGGAAATTATTCGTGGTAAACGCTGAACAACTCCAACAACTTGGTATTGGTATCGAATGGACGCCTGCGCTTAACGATACGTTTGCAAAGTTCAACATTGCAACACCTCGCCAGCAAGCAGCGTTTATTGGACAAGCAAGCCATGAGTGCAACAACTTCAAAACGCTTGAGGAAGGCTTAAATTACAAAGCCGAGACCTTGATTAAACTGTGGCCTAGCCGATTCCCTACTTTGGAGATTGCTAATGCCTACGCCCACCAGCCCCAAAAGATTGCCAACAAGGTCTACGCCTCACGCATGGGCAATCGTGACGAAGCGTCTGGTGATGGGTTCAAGTTCAGAGGCAGGGGTTGTATCCAACTTACGGGGCATGACTCGTATTGGCATT